TATCTCAACGCCCCAATTCATGTTCAACCTCGCCACCTTGGAGCCCAGATCAGCCGGCTTAACTCCAACTATATGACTGTCATCACCTTCGAAGACCCCTGTCTGCCCGCGAAGATACAACCCTCCCTTAAGACACATACAATAGTTCATGAAACCATTGCCCAAGATGGTCGACCAGACTCCGCTACAGACCTGAGCCCAGATCCGCATCCGATTCCCGCGTCCGTCCGAGGTGGTCTTTCCAAAGCACATCGTCATGGCCTCCATAGCAGTCTCCTCGGGAACACCCAAAAACACCAGCAGCAGAGCGAACAGCATGAGGAAATGAGTCCTAATAGACTTGTCGAACTTCTTCACGTCATAATCCACGATGCGCATATTCTTCACCTCCTCGGTCATAAGGGTAAACCATGCTGCAACTTCGGTCGGGGGCTGGCACGGATTAATTAGAAGATTCGGTCTCATATTCAGCCTCAGAAATCGCCTGAGAGCCTTCCCGATGACACAGTTCCTAAAAGCCGATCCAGGAGTAAAGAACTGAGTCACCTGAGACTTCTGACACTCGGTGGCGCTCTCCCCATTTCCTTTGGTCTTGAAATGAGTCTTTAGACCAGCATTCAACCGACAGTGACCTGTCTCAGCGTAGTCCAAGTCCTTACCATGACGAGCCTCAACATGCGCCACCTGAACTTCACTAGCCCCAAACTTCTCAAGAACCTCCATGTAATCCTGGAACGAAGGCTCAATCTCACCCTTCAGACCATTCGGAAACATATCCTTTACGACGATTTCCAGATCCCGAAGAACCTCGGGCATGATCGCGAACAGATGCTCAGGCTCCATGATGTTCCGCCCGAGACACGATCTCATCCACTGCTCGAGGCTGTCAGGACACACTCCGATCTGAGCGATAAACGTCTTGCAGGTTGTCATACATCTCTGCAACTTAGCCTCCAATTCCGGAGCAAAAGTCGCCTGCCCCTGACCTATGAAAGCATGATCCTCGTCGTTGAAATTGTCCCGAATGTTCGGACCGGCATCCATCATCTTCATGACCGCGGCGGCCATCTCTTCAGCTGTTCGGCACTCAGTCCCCAATGCCACTTCAATCGCCTGGAGAGTCGGGCGTGGTATATCAGCCATGTCCCCGTCAGAACAGTTATATGCTGCCACTATCTCGGCTTCCTTCTTCTTCCTCTCCTCAATCTTCCTGGCATTGTGCATCTGCCTGTTCTCAATCTTGGCATTCTCCTCAGCGCTTCGGTAGTTCTTCCTCTCACCCGGCACATTCTCAAAGACAGACACCGGTGCATCAGCGCCCTCCGAAGCTGAGTAGAACTGCTCAATCTCAACACGTTTACCACCTGACAAGCTTCTGAACAGCTTGTGACACAGGGTGGCAGCTCCCATATGCAGATATACAATTTTGGGAGAAGACAAGAAATGTCCCTCTGGCTTCGAGCCGCCACACCTCGTGAGAGCTACATACGCTAGATCCGGAGCGTTCATGATCGGGTTCGGGGTGGTTGAGTCGTCAACTATAAGCACCAACCACTCGCTGGCTCCCTGCGACTGCGCTATAGTATAGCATTGATGCAGCAGAGCCGATCGCGTGGTCGGAGTTATAGTGTAAGCGCCTTTCGACTGCCAGTATTCCACTGCCTCCATAGAGTAGAGACCCTCCTCGAAGTCAACATTCGGACCCGAACCGGTACACTCAAGTCCGGTGATCATGGAACACAGCTTCACCATGTTCGATCCGAAGCGATACGAATGAGTTGAATAGGTCTTGCTGTCTATAACGCAATGAAGATCCGGAACAGGAATTGGCAGATCCCCGGTGGTGTCTACCAATCTCGACTGTAGATAATCGCCGAAACAGAACACCTCTTCCGCACCAGTTCGAAGTGCCAAAAACACAACCTCTCCCGGATGGAGCAAATAGGCTTCATCGATGGCCAGTTTACGACAGATCCTCTCAGTGTGCGTCTCATAGATGAACCTGATCACTCGACTCTTCTTTCCATCTCTTCCTACATCGACTAATTTCTTACGGATCTCTCCGACAGCGGCTCGTGACTGGGCGACCATCAAGTCATACTTGAAGTCCTCCTCCTCGTAGACGACACCCGGAGGTCGCTTCGACATGGGTGGCGCGACCTCCCCGTCGACGAGAGTCGAAGTCATAGTGGTCGTCTTTCCGCCCCCGGGAATACTTCCGACGACTGTGATGGGGACATCGCAAACAACGTTCAGGTATTCGTAAACCTGAACGTACATGTGAGCGGCGAGTCCGAAATCCTTCACTCCCCTCACCTTACCTCCAGCATCGTTCCGGCCGGCGCTGTCGTACTTGACTATCACCGTACTGCCGTACTCATCCCAGCAAGTGACTTGACAATTCTTCAAAGAATCACTCTGCTCTGGAAAGTCCACGAATCTGACTGACTGTGAGCCGTCGTAGGACGTGAGAGCGGGATTCTGACGAATCATATAGTTGAAGTCACCTTCGGCTGCGACAACGCGCAAGAGGTAGTTAGCGTAACTGGCTAGCATTTGAGCTCGCAGTTGATTCCGACTTTGTCGCTTCTGAGAGTCGGCACTCAGGGTCTCGGACTTGCGATCTCGTCCCTTTTTCGGGGGTGTCGCTAAAGGCTTCAAG